ATTGCATTTTAACCAAAATGCACGATATCACTACAGGTGAAAGTAAACAGTATCAAACAGATTGGCAACTTGACTTTGAACAGCCGTTAGTAACAATGACTCAAGCTCAATATTACCAGTCGAGTGTAATGAACGCGGCGACCAATGGAGTGCCAAGCCCAACAGGTGTGTCATGGTCAGGCATTCCTTTTGTGACCTGATATGGCGATTACTTACGTAAATTTTCAGCCAAGCAATACATCACCGTTTATTTTTTCGGCTGTATTGGATGGTGTGCAATATAACATTTCGGTCACTTGGAATTTAACCGGACTTAGGTATTATGTGAATATCTACTCGCAGGAAGGCATATTGATCTTGTGTGCGCCAATGGTGGGAAGCCCGACCGGATATGACATTGATATTGTCGCGAGATATTTTACCAGCACATTAGTTTTTAGAACGCTGACGAATAATTTTGAAATTTCAACTTCGCCGGTGATTTATAACCCAGTGTTGGGCGAGGTGAGTGATTAACGTGATTGTATCCGTGGCTTCGGCATGGACTCTTGGAAAATGGCTTGATGTGCTTAACGCCGCACAAACTTTTACTTTTGCCGACTTGCAAGGATCATGGTGCAATCGGCAACAACAATCGCCAGGTTCAAGCGATTATATTCTAACGGGAGGTTAAAATAAGGTTCTATCGCATCGAAGTGGTTGATAGTTTAGGTATACCTATAAATCTAGGTAGCGGCCTTCCTATGCTTGCGACATGGACAAGCTTCTTAACTGGTAACGGTTCGTACACCCCGGGATTGATCGGCGCGAACGGCTTAACCGACCCCGGCGCGCTCAATATTGAAATGGACATACCTGTAGTATCAGAGGATATTCCATCGGGTCAAGGCTACCTTAAAATCTGGGGTATCTCGCTCGAGATGGTGAACAATGCCTCAAAGCTCAATTACAAAAACATCACAATTTACGCGGGCTTTCAAAAAGGATTGCCGCTGGCGAACGCTCAAATATTGGCCAGTCCAGTACGTAATGGAATTATTTTCAAAGGTTCAATCTATCAGGCTTTTGGGAATTGGCAGGGGAACGAACAAACGATTGAAATGTTTTTAGGGCCTCAACTTTCACCGAATACCAAACCGGGGCAGAACACCCCAATTATTTTAACTTGTCCGATAGGTGCCGATTATGGCATCTCGATACAAAATGCGCTAGAGTTAGCTGGCGTTACAGTCGATTCGCTGAGTATATCTCCCTTGCTGTCAACAGCAATACTTCCCGCTATTGGTTCACACCCGACTCTATTTGATTTTGCCACGGCCATAAAATCAGCAAGTAAGGCTGCGCTTTCATTCGTGCCAGGATATGACGGCATAAAAATAATCCGCAAACAGCCAAACTCAGTAACCAGCTTGCCCATGGTGACCGTAACGGATAACACCGCACCGCCGACTAACGCACCTATATCGATCAACTTTTCAGACATGATCGGGCAGCCTGTCTGTCTTGACTTCAATACGCTACAACTTAAACTAATGATGCGCTCTGATATTTCAATTGGAATGCAAATTTTATTGCCGCCGAATTACGCCATATTAACGGCGCAATCTCAATCGCAATTAAAAAACGGGATTGCATACACTGGCACTGCCTACGTTAAAGCGGTTCGATATATTGGAAATTTCAGGCAAGAGACTGGAGATTCGTGGATTACCATCGTAGACTGTTTCCCTAATCAGCAAAACCTATCATGAGTTCAAATCAACGTTTTGACTTTCGCACCAAACTAAACGAACTTGCACAGAATCAAGCTCGAAAGGCTATTAGTCTGCTTGGAATGTCGCTGCCTGCTTCAATAGTGGAAGTGACAGGGCAAATCGCTACGGTAAAATTTGAGGTTGTGACCGAAGGATATGTGCTGCCCCCCGTAACCATTCCGATTATGACCTCATCTTATGTGCAGCAACCGTTTCAACCCGGTGATAAAGGCTTTGTAATGCCAGTTGACGCGAGTATTTTCACGGTGGCGGGAATTACACAAGGCACGGCAAATTTAAACCCCATGCCGAACTTGTCAAACTTGGTATTTTTCCCCGTTGGTAATAAACTATGGCCTTCGGTTGACCCGCTCAGTTTAGTATTGACGGGCATAAATGATGTGATGATTCGGGATAAAACGCATCAAACCAGCTTGGAAAAGGAAAATATTGCATGGACTACGTTAATTGCGGATTTAAACACTCTACTGCTGACTATCGGAGCGGGATTGACCACTCCTACGGTATTGCCTCCAATATTGGCAACTGTTAATCCAATAACTGCGCGAATTTAATTATGGCACTTAGAATATGGGGCAGAGATAATAATGGCAACTGGATTGCGATAACTACGCAACCCAACGGCAACAACGATTACGTTTTTATCACCGCCCTATGCCAAGCTATCAAATTGACCCCCGGAGAATCGCCATTCTACAGTAACGTCGGCATCTCCGCCCAACAGTCCATTGCCAAGCAAGTTTATCCGGATTACGAAGTAAACCAATTGCAAACACAATATTCACAATATTTTGCCAGCTTAACTATTCAGCGGGTGCCGAATTCAAACCCGCCGCAATATAATGTAAATATCTTGACTCATTCGGGAATAACGGTTAATCAAGTTATACCGACTTGAGGTATAATAAATAAAATATTCGTCATGTCGTGATGACAGCGCGGGGTGAAAAATGAGCAGTTCTGTAACTATTAATATTACATCCGCAGGCGCGCAACCAACGCCCCCGGCTACGCTTCTCAATAATCTACTAACCGCAGTATCGGCGGAAGTGTACAACTACACCGCTTCATTACCCGCTTCTCTCATAGAGGATTTGTCCAGTACCGCAGTGGGTGCGCTGGTGATGATAGATCAAGCCACGGTTGACCTGATTAATTCCAACACTCCATCAACATCAAACCCATTAACCCTGATGCAACAAGGCCAACAAATGGGCATTACTCAGGGATTGTTGAGTAATTCAAGCGCATATTGCCTATTTACTGGCATTGCGGGTTATGCCATTGTCCAAGGATTTATTATCTCAGACGGCACCAACTATTACACCGTGCAGGATAACGGCGTACTGGGTAATCCTGTAGCATCAACCTACACAGCGGGTATCGCCGCTGGGGTGATGACAGTTTCCGCAATTGGTAGCGGACAAATTATGGTCGGTGATAGCGTAGCTTATTCAGGTTCGCCCGATGGCCTTGTTGTGACTTCGTTCGTCGGCGGCACTGGTGGTACGGGTACTTATGGCGTGAGCAGCCTAACGGCTTCCACATCTGGCGGCACGGCTATTGCCGGCCCAACGCACGGCACCAATATGCTGTATTGTGTGGCCAATAACTTTGGAACATGGGCGATACCCGCAAATAGCATCACATCAATCGTTTCATCAGTTCCTATCGGATACCCGTTGACTGTTTCAAATCTGACATCAGGCATTATCGGGCAGACTCAAGAATCTACAGATATTTATCGAGCTCGGGTTCAGCAATCACAGACAGCGCCCGGGACTGGTACGCTTGCTTATTTAAAATCTGAAATACAGGAAATTTCAGGCGTTCAGTCTCGGCTTGTTTCAGTGTCTGGGAATTCTAAAATAATGGTGGGAGGTGGCGATCCCTATTTAGTGGCGGGGGCAATCCTATTCGCGCTGTTTGATATTGGTGATTTAATCGGATCATCCGTTCATTCAAATTCATGGACAGCTACAGGATGCACGATAGCGGCAAACCAACTCACTGTAGGCTCAGTGACTGGTACGATTCTGGTAAATGACATCGTTTCTGGTCTAAATGTTGCGAATCCGACAATCATTTTAAAGCAAATTTCAGGAACAACGGGCGGTGCCGGTGTTTATCAAATAAACTACAGTCAAAGCATCCCCGCAGCGCAGGCAATGACCGGCGCGCAGTCTGTGCGCAATCAAGTTATTCCGCTGATAAACTATCCTGACACATATTGGATATTGTTTGTGGTTCCAGTTTCTCAAACTGTGACAATCGCGTGCAACTGGTCAACGATTGCGCCGAACTTCACAGCCAATACAGCGGTGCAAACTTCCGTATCAACCGCATGGGCGAACTACATCAATTCGATTGCGGTCGGACAAGACATAAACACTTACGAATTGAATCAAATTTTCCTTGCTACTGTTTCGCAGTATGTTAATCCGGGCTTTATTTCGGCCTTGTCGATTACCGTTACAATCAATGGCACACCTACATCACCACTGACCGGAACAGGGCTTATTCAAGGTGATAGTGAAGGCTATATGACCTGTTCTACAACTGGAATTGTGCTGACGCGAGTCTAATATGCAACCACTCATCCTGAAAAGTTACCCATACCAACAATACCAAGATGACCCGAACATCGTTGCCTTTTTCGACGCTTACAACAGCATCGCGCAAGGCTACATGGACTATGTTTTAGGCCTTAACTTACCTATCTACACGCAATTATCCGGCCCCTTACTGGACTGGGTAGCGCAAGGCTTATATGGATTTCAACGTCCGACGATCAGTGTTTTGTCTGGCGCGATATTCGGTAGCGGAATATTCGGTAATGTAATATTCGGCGTTGGGGGCATAGGCTCTGCTTTAGTATCGGATGACATTTATCAACGTTGCCTAACGTGGAAAATGTACCGTGGAGATGGGTTCAATATAACTATTCCTTGGATGAAAAAACGAATTCAGCGTTTTATTTTGGGTGCTAATGGAACATCGCCGGTAATTGACAATACATCGTTTGTGAGTATCACAGTTCCGCAATCTGGCGTAATGCAGATAAACATCAATGCACCGGTTTATGCAAGTGTAGTTTACAGTTTTGTCCAGTGTTTAAACAATGGTATTTTAGACTGGCCGTTTCAATATCCGTTCAATATTCAATCAGCAGTGTGAGGTAAATTATGACAGCCGCAGTTTTAACTTATAACGTACCAATCTTACCCAGCCCTTATGATGCCACACTGACAAATGCGACTCAGCCGGGAACGTCTGAAATGGCAACGGGTGAACTGAATAGCACTTCTGTACTCAATGCCGTGACTTACAACTGGCTCCATAATGCGGCTACTGCAAATCTGTATTTGGAGCAGCAGCTAGGTCTGTTTATGCCCTATAACCCAAGCGGCGGCGGATCACTGATTGCATGCCCCCAGGGTGGGGTCGTATCGGTTAAAGATAATGCAACAGGTTTCACACAGTTTTATGTCGCATTTACCAATAGACCGATTGGATTCGCCGACCCTTCAACTGATTCGACAAATTTCGGGTTAATCAATTTTCAAAATCTAGTTAATGACGCATTGCCCGGCACGTCAATTATTTGGACTGGCGCATCGGCTCCCGCTGGATATTTGCAATGGCCTACCGCACAGACAAATATCAGTCGTGCGACCTATTCAAATCTGTTCGCGGCAATCGGCACCACATGGGGTGTGGGTAACGGGTCTACTACGTTCGGTATGCCTTGGGCGGCGGCTGGTAGCGCGGTACTACATGGCATAACGGGAATTAGCGGTTCGACAAATGGCTCGATGATTTTACATTCACATTCAATTCCTTCGTTATCGGTGTCAGGAACAACATCTGGAGCAACAACTGGGGGCATGAGTACAAACGACCCACATACTCATCCTTTTTCTGGTGCCAATGATGGAAGCCTAAACCAAGGAATGACAACCTTTCCATCTCCCCAAGGCAGCAGCGGGTATAACAATACTCGCCAAAATACAGGATCAATTACTAGCGTTTCCATTAATCATAGTCACAATGTCCCGTCAGAAAGTGTAAGTGGAACTACAGGTACTGGCTATACGGGCACAAATGGCGGCACAGTCAATCAAGCATTCGGTACTACAATCATGCTGTGCGTCAAATTCTGAGGATAAAATCATGGCAAAACAAGTTTATTTATTTGATTCTGAAACGGGCATTTATTGTGGCGATTATTTGGCGCAGGCTTGCCCTATTGTAGAGGGCGATCACATCACCCCAACTCACTCCACCGACATCAAGCCGCCAAAATGCAAAGAGAATGAATATCCCGTATTCAGTGGCGGGAAGTGGTCAAAGAAAACAATTGAGCCAGTTGCGCCAATCGATCCACCAAAAGAAGACCCCGCAATTGTAGCTCGATACATGCGCGATAAGCTATTGCGTGATGCCGATATTGCGATCAACAAATTGGAAGACATCGGAAGCGATGCAAGCCTAATTCGCAAGCACAGACAGAATCTCAGAGATGTTCCGCAACAAGAGGGATTTCCGAATAACATTGACTGGCCTGGGTTTCCTGTAGTTTGATATAGCAAAAAACATCAAACAAATAGCCGATAAAATGTTAAATTAAGTATATATTTTAAGGGGTTGAATTATGATAATAACATTGTTATCCGGTGCAACAACGGTTGCGGTAGGCCCTGGGGTGAATGTAAATGGTTCAGGCCCTAATAGATGGGTTCAGGCTGTATTGTCCGGTACAGGTTCACCGAGCGCGACAGTTGAGATTGACGGCTCAAATGACAATGTTAATTGGATACCATTGGCGGTAATTACCCTGCCAAAATCAGGAACAGGCGAGTTAACCGATGCGGCGGCAACCACACAAACAGCCGAATTTATGCGCGGTAACATAACGGCTATTTCTGATTTTGGCAG